TTTATTATAAACAACAGGAAACGATGTCAATCATAGGAATGGCCGATGCCCAGTAAAAATATCACTTTTGATCCAGATGCTGGTGTGCCTAAGGCAGCTAACTTTACTATTCATACCGGTGCAGATTTCAATGCTAACTTTAATGTAGTTAACACATCAAACTCAGCATTTAACTTCACTGGATATTCAGGTTCTGCTCAAATGGCAAAGAGTGTTGCTATTGGTGCAACACTTGGAGTGACCACCAGTTTTACTGTTGGATTTACAAGTGCTTATGATGGCAAGTTTAAGGTTTCTCTTGGATCAACCGATACTAGAAACTTAAAGGAAGGAAGATATGTATATAATGTTTTGGTAAGTTCAGGATCTACTGTTTATAGCATCGTGAACGGAAATATTATGGTAGAAGCAGGTATTTCGTCTGCTCCCTAAATATGTTAGGAGAATAGTTTGTTAAATGGCACAACCATCTAGTAGGGCAGACCTAATAAATTATTGCAAAAGACAACTTGGTGCTCCGGTCCTAGAAATCAATATTGCTGATGAGCAGGTAGAGGATATCATTGATGATGCTCTACAGTATTTTCATGAGCGTCATTTTGATGGTGTCATTCAAACTTTTTTAAAATATAAGATAACGCAAGCAGATAAAGATAGAGGACAGGGAAGAGGTGGCAATAACCCTATTGGTATCGTTACAACAACAGCAACATCAACTGTAGGATTATCAACTACATTTGATTATGAAGAAAACAGTAACTATATTCAAGTTCCACCATCAGTTATAGGGATCAACAAGATCTTCAAATATGATGGACCGCAAACTTCCACAAACAATATGTTTAGTGTGAAGTATCAGATGTTCCTGAATGATATGTATTATTTTGGATCAACTGAAATATTGACTTATGCAATGACAAAGAGATATTTGGAAGATTTGGATTTTCTTCTGAATAACGATAAGCAGATAAGATTTAATCAAAGACAGAACCGCTTATACTTAGATATTGATTTTGCTGATGTTGCAGTCGATGATTTTCTTGTCATAGATTGCTATAGACTTATTGATCCTAATGATTTCACTAGGGTTTACAATGACTCATTTTTGAAAAAATATGCCACTGCTTTGATGAAGAGACAGTGGGGTCAAAATTTAATTAAGTTCCAAGGTGTTAAGTTACCTGGTGGGATTGAACTAAATGGTAGACAAATATATGATGATGCTCAGAGAGATTTAGAAATGATTAAAGAGCAAATGTCAAATACTTATGAACTTCCGCCTCTGGATTTTATAGGTTGATATTATGCTTAATCCTTACTTCCAACAAGGCGCTAGGACAGAGCAAAATCTGCTCCAAGATCTAATCAACGAACAGTTGAAGATGTATGGTGTTGAGGTGCATTACCTTCCAAGGAAGTATGTCACTGAGAATACTGTCATTAGAGAAGTTATTCAATCAACTTTTGATGATGCATATCCCATTGAAGCATATGTAGAAAATGTTGATGGATATGGCGACAATCCAACTCTTTTGTCTAAGTTTGGTATTCAAGCGACAAATGAGTTGAACTTAATTATATCAAAAGAAAGATGGGAAAACTATATTCAACCTTTAATAAAGAATGAAACAAATATTAAACTTTCCACTCGACCAAAAGAAGGGGATTTAGTTTACTTCCCTCTCGGTGATAGATTGTTTGAAATTAAGTATGTTGAGCATGAAAGACCTTTCTATCAACTACAAAAGAACTACGTCTATGAACTAAGATGTGAACTCTTCCGTCTTGATGACGAACTCATTGATACTGGCATCGATGAGATCGATGATGTCCTTGTAGGAGGTGAACTGACTGGAGAGACAGAAGATGGCATCAGCACCCTCACAGGACCCTCACAGACGCTTACACTGGTGGGTACGGGTGTGACTGCAACGGCAGTCATATCACTGTTTAATGGTGGTATTCAGAACTTCGTTGTATCCAATAGAGGAAGTAACTACAGTTCACTTCCACGAGTTGCGATTTCCTCCGCGCCTAGCACTGGAACAACTGGCATAGGAACTGCTGTCTTTATTGGAGGTATCAGAGTTTGCACTGATAATCTTAACCCAGCACTTAAGTCTGTTCAACAAGTAGACATTATTAATCCTGGTGCTGGATATACAGTCCCACCAAGTGTTCAGTTTATCGGTGGTGGTGGAGCAGGCGCAGCTGCGACGGCAGTTATCAATACTGGTGTTGTTGGTCTTGCAACCATTACAAATGCTGGTGCTGGATACACTGTTAATCCAACCATCACAATCTCTGGTGTCTCAACTGTGTCTGCTGCTGCAACTGCAATAGTCAGTGCTGCAGGAACAATCTCAGCAATACACTTTACCAACTCTGGTGCTGGTTACACCGTTGCACCCACAATCACGATTGCAAATCCAGATCTTGATTCTGTTGGTAACTTTACATTTAATGAAGTCGTCACTGGATCTGTCAGCGGAACGACAGCAAGAGTCAAGAAATGGGATTCTACAACTAATGAACTTGAAATCTACAATGTCGCTGGAGATTTCACCGTTGGTGAGGACATTGTTGGTTCAACATCTGGAGCAACTCATCAACTGAGACTTATCAGCACTGATCCAGCAGATGATGGATTTGCAGATAATATCACCATTGAAACAGAAGCAGATTCTATTCTGGACTTTAGTGAACAGAATCCGTTCGGTATTCCCTAAATAGTTTTTATTAGTAAACCTTAACGATGTTTGAGTATTTTTATAACGAGATTTTGAGGAGGACCATCATTGGATTTGGTACTCTCTTCAATAACTTGACAATAAAAGCGACTAACGCATCTGATAGTGTCGTTAGTGTTACTAAGGTTCCTTTGGCTTACGGACCAACCCAAAAGTTTCTGGCAAGACTTGAGCAGTCACCAGATTTGAATAAATCTACTGCAATGACATTACCAAGAATGTCATTCGAGTTCACCGGGTTGACGTATGATCCATCAAGAAAGGTAACTACAACTCAAACATTTGTAGTCAAAGATCCAAATACAGGAGAGGAAACCAAAAAAGGTTTCATGCCTGTGCCATATAATATGCAGTTTGAACTTGCAATCATGTGTAAGTTAAATGATGATGCACTTCAAATTGTTGAACAGATCTTACCTTATTTCCAACCAGCATATAATCTTTCAGTAGAACTGGTTGAGGGTATTAAAGAAAAAAGAGATGTGCCAGTGGTGTTAGAAAACATCACCATGGAAGATGATTATACAGGTGACTTCAAAGAGAGAAGAGTTCTTCTTTACACTCTCCGTTTTACTGCGAAGACCTACATGTACGGTCCTGTTTCTTCTGCAACGAGAGATATCATCAAGGTTGCAAAAGTCTCTTATATTTCTGGGGACTCCAAGAGCACCACAAGAGATATTACTTACACTGCAACTCCAAGAGCAATCAAGGATTACACTGGAGAAGTCGCCACAACAACATCAGAAGACATCACGATCACAAACAAAGTCTTTACTGTTGATGATGCAAGTGTCCTCACTGCTAAGACCTATGTTGATTTGAATGGTGAAGAACTGTTTATCAAATCAATCTCTGGTAATAAGATCACCGTTGCAAGAGGTCAAGACGGCACAACGGTTGTATCTCACGTCAAGGGATCGCCAATCAAAGTTATCAATGCTGCTGATGACGCTCTTATTCAAGAGGGCGATGACTTTGGATTTAGTGGAGACATTTCATGAAAATGACAAAGAAGTACGACGATCTCAACGATGCTTTTGATGTTTCAAACGACATCGTTCAACCAGAGGTTGTTGAAAAAAAGATTGACAAAATCAAAGCGGTAGCTGATGACATCAAAAAAGATTATGACTATACAAGAGGTAATCTCTACTCAATAATCGAAAAAGGACAAGAAGCACTTAACGGTGTCCTTGAACTTGCTCAAGAATCAGAGCAACCAAGAGCGTATGAAGTTGCAGGTCAGTTAATCAAAAGTGTGTCTGATGCCACCGATAAACTGATGGATCTTCAGAAAAAGTTAAAAGATGTTGAGGAAGATAAAGTAACAAAGGGACCATCCACTGTCAACAACGCATTGTTTGTCGGATCTACAGCAGAACTTGCAAAAATGTTGAAGGACGGACTTGGTAAAGATAATAAATAAATCAGGGAGAGAAATCCCGCAGTATTAAGTACTAATAAAATGTCAAGAGAGGACTTACCCTCAGTTGACGATTTTGCTGATAACAGCAATCTTCCGTCAGTTGATGAATTTATCGTAGAAGAAGTTGAAGAGGAGTTACCCTCTGTTGAAGATTTTATTGAGAAAGAAGAAATAGAAGAAAGCACTCAGACCATTGAAGATTTAAATGGTGAGACTTTCGCAGAAGTAGAAGACATAATCCCACCTTGGCCAGAGTTGGTAAGACTTATCAACGATGTCAGAGCAGATATACCTGACATTCCAGAGATCAAGTATTATGATAAAGAACTTCAGCAACTTGCTGAGCAGATCTCTCAGGTAAGAGATGAAATCCCAGAAGTACCTGAAGTAAGGTATTACGAAAGAGAAGTAGAGGCAATCTGTGAGCAGATTGATCTTGTAAGATCAGAAATCAAAGATCTGCCCGAAGTCAAATATTATGATGAACAGGTAGACCATATTGAAGATAGGATTGATACACTTCAGACCGAAGTTGCAAATCTACCTGAAGTAAAATATTATGATGCTGAGATCACTGCGATCTGTGAGGCGATTGATGCTGTAAAGGAATCTATTCCTAAGTTTCCTAAGTGGGTCAATGAGATAAATGAAGTTCCAGATTTTTCATGGATTGGAAAAACCTTTAGTGTTATTGATGATGACTTCATTAAAGTCAATGACACCATCGATACTCTGAGAGAGCGTGTTGATTATAACCTAAAAGAACTCTCAGAAGATATTGATAAGAAAAAGTTTGAGGCAAAAGTAGAGCTCGATACTAAATCTGAAGAAATCGAGTCTAAAATCAAAGAGGAAAAAGATAAGATTTGGAAAGAGATGCGTGAGTCATCTCTTCGCATCTGGGAATATCACAAAGAGTTTAAAGATGATGACCGTAAACTTAAAAAGCAGATTCTTGGTGAGTATAACTCACTGAAGAAATCTATTGACAAAAAGGTCAATGACTTCAATGAAAACAGTGTAAAGACTGATAAGTTATTGCTTGATTATTTTGAAGATCTTAGAAATGAGATCTCATCCTTACCAGAGGTCAAATATTATGATGATGATATTCGTCATGTAAAGACTGACATTAAGGAACTGTTCAAGTTGGTCATGACGATCAAGACTGAACAGAAAGAAATCAAAGACTTGCAGGAGGGTTTACTGAATGAACCACCTGAGGATAAAGAATCTGTAGGTGGTCAACCTGATCCATTGACACCGATGGATCAAAAGTTTGCAACACTTGATGATCTTTCAAAACATTATAGATTATTCATTAACAGAATCCAACAACAAATCTCCACTATTGGTGGCGGTGGTGCTGGATTCATTAAGGATCTTGATGATGTAAGTTTTGACCAAACAACAGGCACCAATGAACTCCTTATCTACAATGGTGCTAAATGGGTTGGCATTGCAAGCACAGCATTGTCTGGTGCTCCATCCGAGTTAGCAGAAACTTGCACGGGAACAAACCTTACAGTTACCAACCTGTCGGTTACAGGTATCGCCACATACGAAGATGTTAAACATGTTGATTCGCTTGGAATCTCAACATTTAGAAGTGGTCTTGAAGTAAGAACTGGCACTGCAACAACAGCACTATTAGTTCAGGGAGATGCCAGAGTAACTGGTATCCTTACAGTTGGAACAAGTTCTATCACATTAGATCCATCTAACAACTCAATTAATGTCGGAACTGGGATTACGATTAGTGGCGCTACTGGAAAAATTGAAGCAACGGAAATAAGAACAGTAGGAACTACTGGTGCCTTTTTCCCTCCAGTTTTGACCACGACACAAAGAGATGCACTTTCAGTTACTGAGGGTGCCATGATTTTTAACACAACAACCAAAAAGTTAGAGTTCTATGATGGCACATCTTGGCAGTCTCTGCCTGGCATGTCGCTTGGTCTTACTGTTGCATTAGACGGATAATGAAAACCTTTAAACAATTCCAAGAAGAATGGAGTAATAAATATAAAAAGAGTATTGACTGCTCAAATCCGAAAGGATTCTCACAAAAG